CCGTAAGGCAATCAAAGACACCCAATAACCAACATAGGAGGCCCGTTTGAGGCTCACATCAGATCAAGTTGTTTCCGGCCTCGTTCAGCGCGGCGTCCCCGACCACGTCGCCAAGGGCGTTGCCATGAACTTCGGTGACGAGAGTGGCTTCGAGACGGGCATCCAGGAGAAGAACCCAACGTCAGGCCGTGGTGGCTTCGGTCTCGCACAGTGGACCGGAGATCGCCGCGTGGCCCTGGAGCAGTACGCCGCATCGAACGGCAAGTCCGTGGATGACGCCGACACCCAGCTCGACTATTTCATGGAAGAGAACCAGGGCCCCGAGGCCAAGGCCTGGGCTGCCGTTATGAACTCCAAGGACGAGAAGGAAGCCGCAGCAGCGTTCGTCACCCATTGGGAGCGACCGAGGGCCGATCACCTCGCAGCCCGCACCGCAGAGTACACGGGTGGCGCTGGCTACGTCGCGTCGACCGAGGTCAACCTTCAGTCCGACACGGCGCAGATCGACGGCGCTCCCCGTGCGGCCGATCCCGAAGAGACCAGCCTCTGGCAGCTCCAGAAGGATGCCTTCAATCAGGAAAGCACTCTCGCCTACCTGATGAACAGCAACCCCTACCGCGACGACCCGAACTTCAAGGCCCCCTCGGAAGAGCAGCGCCTGAAGGACCTCCTCGATCGCGGCCTGGACCCTGAGCACTATGCCAAGTTCACTGGCGGCTCTACGTCGGCTGACGGCTATAATCGCCAGCTTCAGAATGCCGTGGAAGACAGCGAACGCCTCAAGCGCCTCCAGGGTGCCGGCATGACGGGCGCGGCCCTCCAGATCGCCAACCAGTTCCTTGATCCGGTCTCCCTGGCAACCGATATCGCCGTGGGCGCTGTGGCTCCCCAGATCGTGTTCGGCAAGCGGGCAGGGCAGGTATCCCGTGTCCTCGTCGGTGCTCTCAGCGCTGGCTCTGGTGCCCTGGCATCGACCGGCCTGAACTACGCAGTCAACCCGAATGCCACCAAGGCCGATCTTCTGATGGGCGTAGCGTTCGGCATTGGTGTCGGTGGTGTCGCCGGCAAGCTCATGTCCCGTGGCGCTACCATGTCAGAAGGCGTCCAGCTCCAGCGTGTCGGCCAGCGTGTCATCGCTGAGCACGAAGGTGTCCCGATGGGCTCCGGTTTCGGCGGCGCAGCTCCGTCTGGCGTCAATGAACCGAGGCTCCCGTTCGAGGCTCCGATCTCCGAACTGGACCACGCCGACATCGCTAAGACCGCCTTCGGTGGTGCCCGTGCCGACCTCTCTGCCCAGCTCGACAAGTCACCCCTGGTCACCACCCGTGCCCTTGGTGGCGCTCTGGTGCAGGATGGTACCGGCAAGCTCGGCGGCGCGATCAACGGCAAGGCTGCCTCGGAGGAGGCTGAGAACTTCGTCAACGAGTTCCGGTCTGTCTACTTCCGCACCTACAAGGCGCAGCTCCAGAAGGTCTTCGACCGTGAAGGCGCTGGCATGACCGACAGGTTCTGGAAGGGGACGACCGAGCGCAAGTTCAACGACGACGTCGATCGCTACGTCCGCGACCGCACCTACGCTGGTGGCGACAAGTACAGCGAAGAAGTCCGCACGGTTGGCAAGGTGATCCGCGACAACCTCAAGGAACTCAACCAGCTCCAGAAGAACCCATGGAAGCGTGAGGGTCTCGAAGGCCGCTCCGTATTCGGCCATGAGAACATCCCTGACAACGCCTACTACATGCCGCGTGAATGGCAGTCCGCCAGGATCGCCGCCTCCTACAACACCTACGTCAAGGGTACACTGGACGATCTGTTCTTCGGTGCCTTCCGGTCGGCTAACGCTGACATGGAGGAGGGTGCGCTACGCAAGCTGTCCGGCGCTTTCGTCAAGAGCTTGACCGACCGCAGCCTCGGCCTGGACGACAATGTCATCAGGACGCTCTCGGGCGACAACGTTGATGAGATGGTCGAGATGCTGGTGAAGCATAAGGGCCTGAGCGAGGAAGACGCCAAGGACATAGCCGAGAACTTCCGCAAGGTGCCCAAGGGTGACGCCGGTCGCGATACGCACCAGAGACGCCGGTCGCTTCTCGACGAGGAGTACCAGCTTCCCTACAAGCCCCGCACGGTCCATGGTGTCACCGAAGACAAGCCGCTGTCCATCCGCGACCTGTTCAACACCGACGCCACCGCAGTCCTCGATCGCTACACCAGGAACGCCGCTGGTAACATCGCCATGGCCCGTATCCGCGTGGCCGACCCGAAGTCTGGCAAGCTCGTCATCGACGGCCTGACCAGCCAGAAGGAGATCGACGACTACCTCAACATGATCCGCAAGGAAGCAGCCGATAAACCTAACGTCACCCCGGCGCAGGTTGCCAAGGACATCAAGAACGTCGAACTCGCCATCAACGCCATCAAGGGTCATCACGTCGATGGTCTCGAGGGCACCGAGCTGGGCTTCTGGCTCCGCGCGATCCGCAAGTTCAACTTCTCCCGCATCATGAACCAAGCCGGCTTCGCTGCCGTGCCTGAGATCGGGAACATCGTGGGATCTGCCGGCCTCAAGGCTGCGCTGTCTCAGATGCCCGCCGTTCGCCGTATGGTGACCGACGCTGGTGAGCTTGCCCTGAAGGACGGGCTGGCCGACGACATCGAGTACGCCCTGGGCATCGGCACTGAGCGGCTGAACCGCTACGCACCCAGCGATGTCTATGACGACGTGATGTCTGTCGTGGACGATGGTTCGCGCGGCTGGCGTGACCATGTCAGCAACGCCCTGGAACGGGCCAACAGGGTGACCGCAGACGCCTCGGGCATGTCGTTCATCGACGCTACGACACGTCGGTGGGCAGCCAAGGCCATCATCCAGAACTTCGCCAACATGGCAGCCAAGGGCAAGGGGATCTCAGCAAAGCGTTTGGCCGACCTCGGTATCGACGAGGCGATGTCCAAGCGCATCATGAAGGAGATGAAGAACCCCGACTTCATACCCATGAAGGGTCAGAAGGTGACCGGCCTACGCTTCGATGGTGCCAAGGACAAGGAAGCTGCGGAGTACTTCCGCCGCGCTGTGATCCGTAAGACCAACCAAGTCATCCAGAAGAACGACGTGGGCAACCTCATGCCGTTCATGAATGGCGCGGTGGGCAAGGTGATCATGCAGTTCCGTTCGTTCATGGCAGCGTCCTACGTCAAGAACTCCCTCAAGTCCCTGCACATGCGGGACCAAGAGGCTGTCGTAGGGGCAGCGGTCACCACCGGCATCGCATACCTCACTTACGCGCTGCAGATGCAGGCTCAGGCCATCGGACGCAGCGACCGTGAGGAGTTCTTGGCGAAGCGTCTGGAGACCGGCAACCACATCAAGTCGGCTATCGCCCGCTCTGGTTGGTCGTCGATCGCACCGATGCTCATCGACACGGTAGTGCCGGCGCTGGGCGGTAACGCTCAGTTCTCCTATGCCCGTACCACCGGCCAGACGTCGAACATCCTGTTTGGTAACCCTACCTTCGGCCTGCTCGACGATATCGCCGGTGCCACCAAAGCAGGCGCCGGTGCCATGCGCTCTGGTCCGCTATCCCAAGAGGAACTGAGGGCCTTCCAGAAGATCTCTGCGTTTGGGAACGCGCTTCCGGCACTGATCTCTTACAACACCCTCATCTCCGACAACCCCGAGCGGGCACCTCGCAGCGCTCGATAAGAACAAGCTGGGCGGGACCACTGCGTCCCGTCCTCTCCACTCTTGCAAGGAATACCATGGCCACCGAAATTCTCTCTTACGTCTTCTATGACAGCGACGGTTCCACGCTGGATTACACCTTCGACTTCCCGTACCTCGATCGCGACCACGTCAGGGTCTACATCAACGGCGCACCGTTCGGTAACTTCGTCTGGATGGGTGCCTATGCCCTCCGCTTCAATACCGCCGCAGCGCTCGGCACCAAGATCCGCATCAGGCGCGAGACGCCGGCAGCCGAGCCTCTCACCGTAATCGGCAATGGCGCATCCCTCCGTGCCGAGGATCTCAACCGGCAGGCACTGCAGTCCATGTATGTGGCGCAGGAGGCCCGCGACGAGGCGAACTACATCGCCACCGCTTCCATCATCGCTCCCGAGAGTGACGCTGGCCGTGTTGACTTGATCCTTCCGTCGATCGAGGACCGCCGCAACAGGCTCATGGGCTTCGATGGTGACGGCGGCTTCCGCATCTTCACCGACGAGGACATGCCCAAGGGACCGCAGGGCGACAAAGGCCCCGTAGGTGACCGTGGTCCAATCGGCCCGACTGGTCTTCAGGGACCTCAGGGTGCAATGGGCCCCGCTGGTCCGGCCTTCGAGCCTGACGCATCCGGCGATACCGCAGGCCGTGCAGCCTACGACGACATGCCGCGATCGTTCGCCTACCTCGATCTTACGACCCAGCTCATGTACTTCAAGGCGACCGACACCCATGCCAACTGGACTTCCGGCGTCTCCTTCGGCGTTGGACCCCAGGGTCTCCAAGGTCCTCAGGGTCCTCAGGGTGCCACCGGTCCTGCCGGCGCAACTGGTCCCGAAGGTAGCGGCCTCGTATGGCGGGGCACATGGAGCGCTGTCGAGACCTACGTCCGCAAGGATGTGGTCTACTGGAACGGCTCCTCCTACGTCATGACCTCGGTCACCGACAGCGTCAACGAAGAGCCCCCCGTCGCCACCACCAAATGGGCGCTCGTCGCCAAGCAGGGCAACCCAGGCCCGACCGGCGCTATTGGCCCGACTGGCCCGACGGGTCCTCAGGGCTCCATTGGTCTGACCGGCGCTACCGGCGCTCAAGGTCCTACTGGTGCTCAGGGTCCGACTGGTCCGCAGGGTACTCAGGGTCCGCAGGGTCCCACAGGTCCTGCCGGCTCATTCCCGGTTTCCAGTACTGCCTATGGTGCCTATCTGCTCATCAGCGGAAACAACGTACCGTCTGGCTGGGCACTCCGTGGCTTCGTCCAGACCGGAGCAACCCAGGGCGTTGGTGTCGGTCTGCTCCAGAAGATCTCGTAATGAACGACGACTTCATCAACCCAGGGGAGGTGGCCAAGCGCCCCTCCCTAGAGGCCGACATCAAGAAGACGGACCTGACGACCTACTACACGGTCACGGCAGCCAACGCCCAGATCGAGACCAGGGGATCTGCGTGGGGCTTATCCTGGGCGAACGACCGCGTGTCGAACCTAGCGTTTCGTAAGGTCAGCCCCAGCAACTTCACCATCCCGGATAACGGCCTGATGATGTGCCCAGCCGGCGCGGTCTTCACCGGTATGAACATGCAGGGAACCTCTAACAACCCCGCCATGACCTACCACTACCTCCAGGCCTACGACCCCGTCCGTGGGTGGGTCACCTTCTCAGGATCTTGAGCATGGACATCGTAAACTTCGGCCACTTCACGGCCAGCACAGACGACGGAATCGTGCTCTTCACGAACGCGGACGGCCAGGACTGGTACGAGCTTCGAGCCGGCCTGACGACCTGGGACACCAATGGCTCCTTCGTCGATGCCATCTATGGCGCATGGGCCTTGGTCAATCCTGCCGGCGTCATCACCAACGTCGAATACGACCCCTCTCGCTTGGTGCCTGGAGACCGCACGGTCCTCGGTATCGACGCAGCATGGACCGATGTCACCCCAGGCCACCTCTATCAGGCCGGCGAGATCGTTCCGCCACCCGCGCCAACCGCAGACGAACTGAGGGCCAACTTCCCCGATCTGAAGCCGACCACGTTCTGGAAGGCTGCCCGAGAGATCGGCGTCTACAAGACCGACATCCTCATCCACATCAACGCGATCGAGGACCTCGACCAGCGTGAGGATGCCCTCATCGACCTCGAAGAGTGCCTGAGCTTCCAGCGGCTGAACCCGCTCGTCGTCTCCTTCACCTCTACCTACAACATCACCCCTGAACAGCTAGACGATCTTTGGCTATGGGCAGCAAACAAACAGGCATGACTATTGTGGAACACAACACAACCGTCGTTGCGACTACCGCACTGATGACCCCCTTCTGGCTACCGAGCTTGACTTCGGTGTCTCAGGTGGCCGCGACGATCACCCCCATCCTCGGCGCTATCTGGCTCACCATCCAGATCGTGACCAAGACCTCCGAGTGGATAAGGAAACGCAATGAAGACAAATAGTGACAGCATGGCAGCTCTGTTCGACAACTTCGCGGACGAGCTGGCCAAGCTGATGAAGGAAGGCAAGACCGTCGTCGACAAGGACGGGGAGGTCCACAAGATCACTCCCGACGCCGCGACCTTCAACGTCGTCCGTCAGTTCCTCAAGGACACCGGCACGAACATCGCCCCCAACTCCAGCAAGAAAGTGAACGAAATCGCCGAGATGCTCCCCTTTACAGGGTCTGAGCACGATGGCGATGAGGCGTATCACTAACAGTAGCCCACACAGCCCCGCTCAGAGCCTCAGTCCTTTTCTGGACCCGTGGCCTATCCCAGTGCCTCCGTGCCTCTGGGCGGGCCGCTGTGTGACCCAATCTCTCCACTATCAGGAATATTTGTGACGCAACTGAAGTCCTCGACCGCACTCAACGTGCAGGCCGACCCAATCCTGTCCAATTTCAAGAACTTCCTCTTCCTCGTCTGGAAGCAGTTCCTCGACGGCAAGCTGCCGACACCCGTCCAGTACGACATCGCAGACTTCCTGCAGCATGGCCCGAAGCGCTCCGTTATCGAGGCCTTCCGGGGCGTGGGTAAGTCCTGGGTCACCTCGGCCTTCGTGGTCTGGTGCCTGCTCCGCAACCCGAACCTGAACATCCTGGTCATCTCGGCCTCGAAGAACCGCTCCGACGACTTCTCTATCTTCACGATGCGTATCATCCTCGAGATGCCGATGTGCGCCCACCTGATCCCTGGGCCCGACCAGCGCTCGTCCATGATCGCCTTCGACGTCGGCCCTGCCACCGCATCGCATGCCCCGTCCGTCAAGTCGCTCGGCATCAACTCTCAGATCGCCGGCAGCCGTGCAGACATCCTGATCGCGGACGACATCGAAGTCCCGAACAACTC